GTAGCTCCCTTCATCGTCGGAGTGTACTGGAGATAAACCCTTCCCACCACGGAGGAGGAGGGGAATGAGTCGTCCATGTCCGCGAAGGCGAGCAACTGACCCTGGGCCCTATCGTTCTTGTCGGTCCCGCTCATAGCGTTGAATTTTGTGAGGTTCACGTAATTTATCAACCTTGAGCGGGGGGGGGTCAGAGAGAGTTTGTCCCATGGCGCTCCGCGGCAACTGCCCGCCACGCGGGTCAGTCCGTCCAGGGATTGAATGTTCTGGGTATCGTCCTCGAAGTCCGATAGGAACGCCATTGATATCTGCCCGTTGGTCGAGGTCGCCACCCTCGGTTCGTACCAAATCTTCATGTTGGAGAGTTGCCATTGTTGGTAGCTCGGAGCAACTCCTCGTAACCAATGGATGTTGTCTGGGTGGAGGACGAATGAGTTGAACCCTTTCTTCACTTCCAACACCATCTCCACCTTCGACTCCCCTGAGGAGGGGGTGTACGAGCGGAGTGACATTGATTGAGGAGCCCGAACGACTACCTGTCGTTGGCTGTTGTTGGCCTTTTGGCGTTGGGAAGGTTGACCCTTCTTCTGCCTGATGGCCTTCGCAGCGTTCTTGACGTTCTGTTTGGCCATTGTAATAGGAATGGAAGACGCAATAATGATAATTGGTTGCAGCCAGTGTAAAAGTGGTGTGTATTGGATCCTGCCACCACAACAGGACTGTACATCGCATGATGCCCCTCGGACGGGCTAGAGCCGTGCAGTCTCTTGGCATTTTGTTTAGCACTGAAGTTTTGCGTCCACGCTTGCGCGCTTCACAGTTTTGGTCTGTTTAAATCATGCGACCCAATTGTTGCCTTTATCCCAGGCCTGGGGGAAGACACCTGGTGTAGTCCACCTCCATAGTAGGATAAGAAGATTCCTCTACGGGTGTGGGCGGTGTAAAGAGAGGTACAGTGGAACGGTAATGCTTTTCAAGCACCAACTGCATGTCAGGAGTGATACCAAATGCCTTCCAGAAGGAACATCTCGCATCATCAGTAACCCTGAGGTTCTGGCGATGCATGCCCTTGGCCATCCAGTAGAGACCACCCCCTATGCTAGGATCCTCATGTGACAGAGGTCTGGCGGCACCACCCGCCTCAACAAAACTGCTATAGAAATCGTTGAAGACGGGAATACCACCGGCAAGAGAGCGGCCCGAAAGCCCGACACCCTTGATCCATGATTGATACTCCTTAACATTCCGCCAAGGTTTCAAAGATACACAATCTTTGGCGAGGGCAGTACGTGGGTCGCGGACCATGGTCCACGTAGCCCCGTCCCACACAGGCTGTGCTTGACAAAACACAACCTCCTCAAAGACTGTTACAGGGTCCTCAACCACCATGTTGAAACCCATCTCTATGAACCATTGAGAGAGACCGTCCATGAACCGGCTCAAGTATCGGCGGCGCATGAAAATGACACAGT